TGCATAGCCATTCTAAAATTACGTTCAGCTCTTAAACTATTTTCAGGATTAACTACTGTATCAGCACTATCCCATTGTTCAGAACGACCAACACCAACATAATATCGGTCATTTGCACTAGTAATTTCATTGTATACTGTATCAAGTAGTTGTTTCTTGAATCTATTTGTTACAATTGCAGCCATTTTTATTTCCTATTAAGTAATTGTGATATACGAGTCTGAGGTGTCAGCAATCATATACCAATCATTTCCTGACCATATAATTTGTGTAGCACCATATTGTGCAATCGAAAAAGAAGTACCTTGCGCAAAATTAGCTGGAGTTACCGTTGCCAAACCAGAATTCTGATTAATCATAACTTTCATCTCACCAGTAACTGTACCATCAGCAAGAGTTGCAGCCAAAGCAGTTGATCTACTAAAGATAATAAATGATCTTGAAGTACTAACAGCACCATCTGCAGTTTGTACTGCATGATTTAAAGCCATTTTACTAGGTCTAACAGCGCCTGTACCCTTTGCCGTTAAATTCAAATTAATATTTGTATCAGTACCAGTAGAAGAAATATTAGGGCCACTAGATGCAGCAGCATTGGCAATGGTAATCTCGTTAATTGCAGAAGTAGTAGCAGTTAACTTAATTAACTGCGCTCCATTCGAATCATCTATTCTACTACCAATTGTAGGCGCAATAATTGTAGGAGCTGTTAATGTTTTACCTGACATAGTAGATACTGATGTATTTGTAACTAATGTATCACTATCAGAAAGAGAAGGAAGATTTATGTTAATGTTTTTCGACATTAAACTAGCATCAATCGGTGTGAACGAATAAAAATATGTAGCGCCGGCGGAATCGGCAATGTCTGGATGTATTAGCTTTGCATCACTTATTGTTTTATTGGCCATCGTTTGAGTAGCACTATCAACAATAATCTCTCCAGTATAATTAGGGATTGTAACCGTACGATCCGCAGTTGGATCCTCTACAACAAGACGTGTCTCGAAGTTATCAACACTTGATCCTTCGAAGATAATTCCATTACTATCAAATTGAATACCTGGCATAAGTATATCACTATCGCCACCGAATCTTTGATAGATCTCTACAAAATTTTGGTTAATCTTAGTACCACTCTGACGAAGGGTATCACCAGTTCCGTCATTCGCATTTGTACCGATATTAATATTTTGTCTTGTCATTTTCGATCCTATATAGAATTCTTAGTTCTATTTATACTAGTAAGCAGAGTCACTTGCATATCTTGTGAACATATTATTGTCCATAGTTTCTAAAGAAAGTGACATAAGCGGGGTATTCGAATCTGCGCTGTCATCCATAGTAAACGAATTAGGACTAATAAATTCAGCAATTGATGAATAGTAATTATTAATTTGCTGAGCTGTAAGGGTTGAATAGAGATTTACTAATTGATCAATATTATATCTAATTCCTACGCCCTCCGAATCTGTAAGTCCTGTTGTTGAACTGAGTAGACTGATATCAATATTAGCTTCACCAATAACACTAATAAATGCTGAATCTGCCAATGCAATAGGCATATCATCAAATCCTAGATCTGCCTCGCCTTCTACAGCAACAATACCCTCAAAATAAAATCCTGCCGGATGTGCAAACTTTTTATATAGTTCTCTATACGTAGGAACACCAAGTCCAACCTTAAGAAGGATAGAAAAGATCTGATATCTTTTATAGTCCTGAATAAATTTCTGAGAATCATAACCAATTGCATCTCTACCAACAGTAAAAATATCTACTTTAGGATATAGTACTTCTACGTCTTGTTGAAAGAATGCTCTAAAAAATTCCTCTACAGCAAATCTAGAACCTTTATTCCTATAATGATCAGCAAATCTTCTTGATGTAAAACGGGGATTATTAAACAAATCTCCATTTTGTAATCCAGCACCTAGTTCAGCAATAACCTGATCTAAATACTCTGAAGGGGTTTCAGTAATATCTCTTATACTGAAAAGCTGATTAATCTCTGTTTCAAATGCAGATCCCCCATCAGAATCTAGAAAGTCATAGTAGTATTCTAGAAACTGAACTAGATTAGGATAATCTGAAGCAAAGTGTTCCGGAAGTACTTCCTTAACACTTCTATTATGCAGATTAGTTAATCTACGACCTACATTTTCGAGCTTATGTGTCATATTACAACGTTAACTGTGTGTTCTGATAATCAATTTGAGACTGAGCAAAGGATAGTTCTGGGTCAATATCGATAATATAATTTCTTAAAGGACGAAGCGTACTTTGGTTTGTTGGCGTAGCTGTAACCTTTAATACTGATCCACCTTCAATCGAAACTGGATTAAATCCTTGAAGAAGAACTCTGCCAGTACCGGTATCATACTCTCCAATATTATCAAGTTCTACGTCACCGTCAATATTCACTAATTCTAATTTCTTTTGGTTTAGTTTATTACGTATGAAACACGTCTTACCGTTAAATTCAAATCTACCCGTTGTTACAATTCTATCGATATTACTTGGATTTGCAATTGCCATAGGAAAATTTAATGTATAGGTTAATGACTGACCTGTAATTGGGGTAAATCTTTGCTGAACCCGAACGTTCATACGGGAGTTAAGAATTGCCTCATCTAGATCATCGATTAAAGCTAATATAGCTGACCTTCTAAATACCTTACCAAATTTTCCTAGGTTCTGTGTAAAGTAATCCTGGATAGTAGAGAATACTAGATTTTCAGTAGCTCTTGGCGTAGCATTTGTAAGGTCTGGATCAAAATTAAAGAATGTCTGTAACTCTAGATATGAAATTATTGATTCGGTAAATTCTGTATCGATAGACATAACCGATAAGTTATCAGTTAATTCATTTACAATTTTATCTTTTACTTCCGTTTGTACAACAGAAGAAATATTATTTTTAAACTTTAATCCAACAAAAACTTTTCCATATTCAACTGGCACATTGTCATTACCACCCCAAGAAATAACATCATCGATATATGCACTATAGTTAGCCAATATTTGTGCTTTATAATCTTCAGCAGTAACCAATCTTTGCTGTGATGCAAAATAAATAGGTGCAGTTTGTCTAATCGACTCAAGACCTTCTTTGTATGCACCAGCAGAGGATGCTGATTCCGTAACTGCAGTAATAGGATAGTTTGTGCCTTCGACATTTAGATCACCAGTTGGTACAAAGACTGAAGCGCCATTTGCTGTTGGACCTACGGTCGAAAGATAAGTAATTACAATTTTATTTCCGGCTGTAGGTGATTTACCTGTAGTTACTCCGTCGCCGAATAAAATTTCGAAATAACCATTTGGTACTTCTTTAATTTGGTAGTGTTTAGATTCTGAAGTAATACGAATAGCTTTTTTCAAACTTGTATATGTTTCAAATGTACTACTTCCTGATGTTTCGTACACTCTTACCAATAGCGATTCGGTATCCAGTGTAACATCTGGCATAACATATATTTGCGTTTCGTCAGTTTCACCGACAAAGAAAGTTTTAGTTTTTTCAATACCTTCATAAACAGGAATAGAATTACTATCTGTTTCAGTTTTAAATTCGTAAAATCCAGATCCGTCATCTTGTGCAGAATATGATTCTAATGTTCTAAATGTATATGAAATACCTGCCACAGATGAAGTAAAAGCTGTACCACGTGGTAAAGTAATTGTAGTAGGTCTGTTTGCAGATGCAATTGTAAGAGAAATATTTAGATTAGCTTTGGATGATGTATATGACCGAGGTGTATATCCCAATGCTTCTGCGTGAGATACTACAGAAGATCTCAATTGCGCTGTATTTAAGAATGCTTCATTTAATGCAAAGTTAGCCGTAAGACCATTAAAATGTGTATTATAAGCAAGAACATCTAAAACATTAGATAAACCAGAAGCTTCGAAATTGTAATCTGCAAATTCAGGTTTAGCCTTAAGATAATCCTTAAGTCTTGCTTTAACGGTATCAAAATCTAGATCCGTAGATTTAATTGTAGTAGCCATTTATCTTAACCTCGTTAGATCTAATTCTACAGTCTCAATTTGCTCTGTATTAATAACCTGAAAAGTAACAGTAACTCTTGCTGAATTCAAATCCCCAATAATTGAAGATTTTACATCTAGTACTCTTGCTCTAGGTTCGTAAGTCTCTACTGCTTCAATTATAGCTTCTTCAGATAATTCGTCGTCAAATTCTGTATCTAAATTAAATAAAAGAGAATTTAAATCCCCACCAAAATCTGGCATAAAAGGACGTTCAGCATAGCTAGTTAGTAATAGATTTCTAACAGCTTGTTTGACTGCTGCAGCATCTGTCTTTCTATAGATATCGTTGTCAGGTCTTTTAGTAAAAGTCAAATCCAAATCGCTGTAGGTTCTTTTCCTAGCAACACGAATAGTTGAGGAATTAAGATTACCGTCTTCAATGGAAAAAGCTCTTACTGGCATTTATTTCTCTTAATTAAAAATTTACTTATTGCTCTATTTATCATGGATACGACTGGATATTCTCTTCAACTTGGAGCTTACATTCAACTAATTCATTGGTAGATTGTACAAAATTATTAAATCTAGTTTCTACTGTGTTAGAATAGTTAACAACCCATGGGGATACGATCTTTGGC